TTCTAATCCTTGGGATAATAAATCGTTGTAATTTATTTGACCACCGCCAAATAATGTTGTATTGGTATATTTTCCTCTTACACTACCAATAGCAATCTTACTTAAAGCTAGAGCATATTGATATATCCACGGCTCTTTAATAATATCTCTTAAAGGCCTTTCAACATAACACCACACTACACCATAAAACTTTGAACCCGAACCGGGGGTACGTGGAGGTGGGTAAAACGTCATGCATTGTGTGCGGTCATCAAATGTTATATATCTTCTGATAGCTAGTAATTTTTCTCTAACTTTTAACCAATCTTTTAAAACGTACCAACTTATTAAATCAAAACCATAATTACCCATTGCATAACTAAAATAAGTTTGTTGGGCTAAGGTTTGTTCAATAGTAAACAATGTATTAACACCGTTAGAAGACCCTTCTTCAAAATCTATAATATCAATTACTTTTCTATAATCCATAATGTCATAATCAAAACTGTTAACTAGTTTTTGCTGACTATTTGAAGATGGTAAAAAATATTGAGCTAAAACACCATTAAAATTAATAACACTTAAATAGTCTGTTTTTGTTAAAATCTGATTCTCAAAAATACCATCTTTAAAAGTAGAAGATAGTGCTTGAGATGAAGAAAAAACGTTTGTAGGTAAAGATGAAATAGCTGTATATACTGTTTTACTAGGTGTTAATACTTTATTAAAACCTGGACTAATACTAAATAGTTCGTCTAATTTAACACCTTTACCATCAGTATATAGATCAGAATTAAAAACTAATATTTCTTCTGTATACCCTGCATATTTTGCAAACATTTCACATGCAATAGAAATATTTTCAAATAGTTGATCATGATGTATTTCTAGATTTAATAGCGGCGCGCCCATAGAGCGTACAATTCTATCTCCAAGTCTTTTAAACGAATCTATCTTACTGTTTAAATTAGTACTTTGAAATGCTGTAATGGGCGTAATTTCTGTACAATCCATATATGTATTTATGCATTATTGTGTTGGAGCTGTACCACCAGGTGTAGGTGCACCTACACCACTTACAGGAGCAGCTCCTACTTCAGCACCACCAGCTTCAGCACCACCGGCCTCAGACCCAGCCCCTCCCGGTGCAGGACCAAACGCGGGTGGTACAGCAGACCCCCCACCGCCGGCGCCAGCAGCGGGGTCTGCTCCCGTTTCTCCAGGTGCAACAGCACCAACTTCACGCCAATTCGGCCCGTTATTAGTGATTTGATCTAATTCCCAAAGAAGCTCTCTATCCTTTCTTAAAAATTCTCTATTAGCCATTAAGTCAGAATCTGTCCATCCTAAATATTTTTTTTGAGCAAATGTCTTAGAAACCAAATCACTTTGAGTAATACTATTAAAGTTTTCTGCTTTAATTTGAAATTTTTGATTTTCTCTAAGCTCGTAAAAATTAGTTGGAACGTTAAAGTTTAAATCTAAAAAATGCTCTTTTAAATGCATTTCTTCCCAACATTTTTTTAATTTTAAGTGCGTTATAAAACCGTTCTTTAACCCGCTTGCAAATTTTTGTTGTAATCTAATAATAAATCTAGCAAATTTTAATTCTTCTCTTAGAATGTCTGTACCGTCTCTAAAAGCGTCGTTTTCATCTAATCTTGTCGTAGGTACTTTTAAAGCTTTATAAAGCTTTTTAACAAAATACATTAAATCCGTAAGTTCACCTAAATTAGCCCCTCCAGCTAATTGATCTACTGTAGTACCTTCGGATCCTTGACGCTTAGCAAACCAAAAACTATCTAACATGCTTTGAGGGTTAAATTTTTGAACTGATGCGCCCTGACTATCATCATATGTTCTGCGCGACCAGTAATTGTTCATTAATTTGCGTAAATATGCTTCTGCTTTCGGTGGTGACATATTACCCACATCAACATTAAAAACTAAGCGCTCTGGAGCTCTTACTAAACGGTAGATTACTATAGCATCTTCAATTAACGAAAGCTGACGATAAGCTCTTCGTGCATTTTCTATAAACGGCAATCTTAGTGTTTTGTTTTCATTCCATATACCCGAATTAATATATGTAACCTGATTTACATCCATAGGAATTAATTCAATTTTAACTACTTTACCTGGAGTCTTAGGATCATAAACATTTTTTCTAAGTAAATACCCTCTGACTATTTGATTTTGTACATTTTCAAAAATCGGATCAATAATATCTGTAGGTACTGTTACTACTCCTAAAATGCCTTCTTCTGGATATTTTTTATGAATAATATGCTCCCAATAAAGCTCGGCATCAACTAATAATTGTCTTAAATACTCCCATCCTTTATTTTCTAAATCAAAAAAGTTTATATATTTCTGAAATTCTTTTTTAAGCTTTTCTTTTTGTTCTTCAGATAAATTACAATCTCTAAATTTAAGCTTTACTATTTCGTTGTTATCATCTTTATTAATAAATTCGTCGCATATTTCATCTAAAGCATCTGCTACTTCTGAAAATGCAGCCATTACTCTATAATCCATTAATCTTCTTCCCTTATCGGGCTGAAGATTTGCATACATAAAGTTATGATAATCTTTATTTTGTATTACATTAGCATATAAATCGTCAGTAAAGAGTAAAGAAGATGAAATGGATTGTCTTGATAAGGCCTCGTCTCTTCTGGTACCTTTATCAAAAAATTCTTCATACTTAGGATTGAGTTTATTAATTTTATCTTCTATTCCAATTGATTGATAAGGAAGCTTAGAAGATATAAACTTCATTAAATCTCTTCCAAAAGTACTCTCTCTATTTGGATCTTGTTCGGGCATATAACTTAATTATTTATTAAAAAAAATTAAACTTAAACTGATAAATAGCTAATTTATATATTAAAATTATAGTCAGAATTAGTAAGTGAAGGATTACCTGAAACGGATACTACCTCCGTTTCATTTACTAAGCCTGAGCTCACGGGATAAGTTAATGATGAAGAAGAAAGCTCATCATAAGTAGTAATATTTGACTCAGTGTAGAAATTGGCATTAATTGTGTATATATTGCCTACCGGAGAATTAGCAGCAGGGAATAACCATCCTTTAATAACAAATGTAGTATCTCCTATGATTCTATACTTTTCATTCGCTTGTAATTCTACAGGGTAGGATAGATTAATAGTACCATCCCATAAAACTTCACTTCTTATCTCTTGAAGGGAAGTTATACTCGGGTTTAAGAGTCCAATAGGTATTTTCCAAGATAAAATTATATATGGGTTACTGTAAGGAACAAAATTTGAAATAATCTGGTCCATATCAGTTTGAAACTTTGTAATAATAGACATAGATACACCTACATTTACAGGAATGGGTGTTCTATAAAATTGTGATACATTCTTTGCGTCATTATCAGATAATCCTTTAGAAATATAAAACCCAGCAAGCTTGTTAAAAACTCTAGATTCATCTCTTGAAACGTTTGTGATATTAATTGCTACCGCTGGTACAGTAATGTTTTGCGCCTTGTTAACCAAATCATAAAGCACTCTTTGCTTTGGAGCATATAAATAGCGCACCTGAACTTTATTTTGTATATCTTTTTCTTTATTATACCTCTTTATAATAATATCATCAAAAGCAGCGGTAAATTGCGTTATTAAATCCTTTATTTCAAAATGATAAGTCTCTTTTCTCACTATATTATTTATTAAATTATTCTATCTATAAAATACTTAGGAAGCTTATCTTTTGAACGTTTTAACGTGTTTATAATATTTCCATCTAATATGTAAGTTGTTGAAAAGTCGTGCTTACTTCTAGTGGCTCTACCACACGCCTGTACTAAAGCATTAAACATTTTATTTTCATACCAATTTTTATCTTCGTCAAAAAGTTTTTTAATATGTTTTGATGAGAGCGATGGAAACGGAAGTTTGACTATAATTTGAAATCTTGCTAGGTGATCCTTTAAATCTACACCAAACGCAAGAGATGGCGATACTAGTATAGTTGGAAAATCTGTTTCGTAATGTTCCTTAAGAATATCCTCATTGTTCGATGTGTCATTGCGAAACAAGAACCTTTTGTTATTAGATAGCTTTGATTGAATAAAATTAGTAATCTCTCTTGAGTGTGTATGGATAATACCTTTTTCTGTTTTATGATGCTCTATAATTGTTTTTATTTGATCACATATTACGGGTAGTGTATTGGTAAGGTTTTTATAATTAAGCTTATTTTTAGAAGAAACATAGATAGGGGATTTGTCAGAATCAAAATCACTCTCACCTTCTACATATTCGTAATCGGCTATTCCTAAATTTTTAGCAAAATTTTTGTGATCGATTATCGTAGCTGACATAAGAAGTATATTATCTGCATAATCGAAAATAAATTTTGTTAGTCTATTAACACGAAGCGGAGTAAAAATGACTTTTTTAGAGTCTTTATCTACCACAAACTCGCAATCTCTCCATAAACCGTCAACAGTAGATAGAGAGTTGTGAACGTTTTTTAAATATTGAAGCTTAATTTTTTCAGGCTGAGAAAGCGTTCTTTGTTTTTTATTAACTTTATTAATAAGTGTGTTTATAGCTTCACTTACATTAAAAATTAGATCATATATCCATGCTCGAATCTTATCTTTATCGTCATGAATCAGCGTTTTAAAAGTAATATTATATGCCTTAAGTCTATCATAATTAATTTCTGCTGAAAATTGTTTTACTAATTCATCTTCCAATTCAGATGCTTCATCGCAAATAATGAAATTTTTTCTTTTTACGTGATTAGGTAGAGCTAAAAACATTTTATAATTTAAAACAGCAAATCTAGATAGTACAGCATTGTTTCTAGCATTATAATATGGGCACCTATTTTTTTCCCAACATTCATCTCTTATTTTTGAAACCAAGACACACGGCGCGGTTTCAACATCAAAGTTTTGATCGACATCACAAATATAATTTGTTTTACCTTTAAGAATATCAGTATCCGGAAACAATTTTAAATACTGGTCTTGTAATGATTTTGTTATTGTTAAAGCAAATGTGCCGAACGGTGGCTCAGATAAGCAGTCCACTTCATTAATATAGTTTCCAAAATAATCTTGTTTATATGCCGAGTAAGTCAAAATATTTTCAGAAAATTTATTTGAAGGCAGTGAACTAATACCGGATAAGGTTTTAGCTAAAAAACTTTTACCAGTACCGGTTGGTGCGCAACATATAACAAATTTCTTTCCAGAATTAAAAGCCTTTTCAATATTTTTAATAAGTTTTGCCTGCTGAGGGCTAGGCTCATATTCTTTTGGAAAATGGTTTAAGTACCTACTAAACACACTATATTATAGTATACTACAATGGCTTTACAAACACTTTTTTATTAAAAAGTTTTGATGGCTTAGCAATAGGAATTTGCTTATATAGATTATAAAGGTCTTTATTATATCTGCAAAATGAATCTATTGTATAATCAAAAACTAAATTACCATTTTCAGAAATAAACGAAAAAGGGTAAGGTAATTCAAAAATTATTTTTTTATTCTTTTTTTCTTCTATTAAAATGGTAAATGTACAAAAAAAGTCTTTTATACAAAATAAAATTAACTTACCTTTTTTAAGTGTTTTAGATTCTAGGTAAAATCCTAAATTTTTTTGCAGTAAATTATTTACTGAAGCTTCAATTTTTTCGGAAGATGTCATGTATTCATAAATCTTATTTTATCGTTAGGTGAAAGAAGTGCTAAACGTTCATTAAAAAATTTCCAAAACCCTTGATTTGCAGGTATGGCTTGAATTAAATCGCACGCTAACATGTTAATACATCTATAATCTTGCATAAAAATATCCCACGTTATCAAAAGATCTATTGTTGATGGATTAAATTTTGGCCGGTTTATTGCTCTTCTATAATTTAGTGCTATCCTTCCTTCGGGGCTCGTTAAAAGTTTAAGAGAATTTGTACAAAGCATTCTTCGTGTCAAAGGAGAACCAGCCTTAGGTCTGCGACGCACGAATTTTATTTCAGCTACGTTGCTTAGGAGAATGTTTTTTAATGTGGGTAGCGACACTTTCATTATCATTTCTTACTGAGCAAATACCAAATATTCTTTGCTCATTTAAAAAAAGCCCTTTTTTTAAGTTACCATACCCATCAATATCTAAATTAGCAACCGGAACTCCCAAATTATTTGGAAAGCAGACATAATCTCCTTTTTTTACATATTTAGCTGTAGGACCGCATAAGATTACTTCACCTATACGCCACGCCTTAGTATCAGCATTAATAGGTATTACTATACTATTGCGTATTATAGAAGAACCGTCTTCAGCTTCATCAACGTATTTTACTAACAAAACATCATCTAATACTGCTTTCAGATTATAGCCATAAAATACAGAATTAAACGAATTTTTGGGCAACTCAGATAAATCAATTAAACTCTTATGAACAGGTAGTAAATCAATATCAGCGGGCATAATAAATAGATTTAATTACCTCTTCAAAGAGTTCAACTTAGATATATAATCGATGATTTCCCTTTGAGAAAGCTCTTTATTTTTTGCCAACAACGCAATTGTTTCCAGATCTTTATTGTCTTTAGGTTCCTTATTTTTTTTAATATAGCTTATTTTTTTATTTTGTACTTTAGGAAAAATTGCCATAAAAAATGTGTATAAATCTTTTTTATTTTCAAATATGCCTAAGTACTTGTTTATAATATTAGATATTTGTGCAACGCTAGGAGAATACATACTCAGCCAACGATTTACCAAAAATGGAGCAAATTCTCTCTCTTCATCTACCGTAATAAAGCATGTTTGCTTTTTTGTAAAAAGTATATCTTTAATAATATCAAATATTGTCATTAACTAATTACTTTTGATGTAGCAATAAAAATATCGTCGTTAAGCTCGTAAAATAGCTTTATAACATCGTTCATAAATAGCTTAGCCTGTTCATCCGCAAGGTTTGTAGAATATGCAAACGCTGGTGCTTTTTTTCCAGCAACTATATTAATACCTGTATGCCCAAGAGCTACATTATTTTTAGAATATGTAATACTAACGCTACACTTACCCTTAGGTTGTGCGACACCCCCTTGAGTATGTTCCTTATGAACAATTAAATCGTCCCCATCAACTTCAATAGGTGCTTTTAAATAGTGTATACTTAAAATGTTTGCGATTTGTGTATTAAAAAGTCGCTGCCAAGCCACAGCTCCGAAACAATCAAGCATAGGAATTTCCCATAAAAAATTAATAGCATCATCACTATAAATAAAATCGTTATTTATTAAATCTTCGCTATCTATCATACCATCAAGCTCTACATGCATTGGTGCTCTAAAAGCAATAATATTTCCTATAGGAAGTGTTTTATCTCTAAAAAATTTATATGCAAATCTAGAATGAAGTAATTTACCGTCATAAACTTTTTGTTCTATAATCATGGTTTAATTGTATATTATATTTTGCGTTTTTCAAGCATTTTAAGGATTTGCGCGCAAGTTTTTTCTAATGTAAAATAATTGTTATATATTTCTTTACCTTTTAAAATCATTTTATTTTTTTGATTGTCAGAAATATCTTTAAGTATATTTTTTAAATTAATAAGATTATCAGGCTCAACTATTACACAAAAATCATTCCAATTAATTTCATCCTCAAACGGTAGCCATTTTTTGTCAGATATGTATACAGGTATTGATCCAAGCTGCAGTGCTTCGTAAAGCCTAAAACTCGATGCCCCGTAACCTCTCGGACAAAGTGTAAATTCTGATTTTACAGTGGTTGTAATAAATTCATTAAATTGTTTATCAGTAACAGCAGCAGCCCATTCACCGCCATTGAGCTTAAAGTCTTTGTCCGATGAATATAAGTTAAATATTTCTTTCCTTAAGGGATGTGTATAACTACCAATAAAAGAACAAAAAAATTCTTTATTTAAATTTTTAGGTATATACTTTAGTGATGAGCAAATCAACGGAATAGGTATGCCGTCTCTGCGACCACCGGCCTCAAAGCTTAAAGTTTTTTTTGGTAAGTACTCCTTAACCGCATCATCATGCTGTGAAACACAAAAATAATTTCCAGAAGGTAAAGCGTCTAAATATTGCTGTAAAAATTGTTTTCTATCTAATTCTGATTTAAAGAATATATTTTCTCTATAAACCGCAGTCCAAAAAATAGGGATTAAAGTATATCCCGTGTTATCAAATAATAATTTATTTTTATTATAAAAATCAAAAAAATATTCTTCTAAATAAAATCCAGTATGATATGGTGGATAAGGAGGACTGTCGTCTGTTATTCTAAAAATTTTAAAATCATAAGTCATATTTTTTATTATTATAATTATCGCGAATTAAATTAAGAAGCTTAAGCTTATCCTCAACCCCTCTAACAAAATTAGCATGGTGCATTATTATTTCTTTAGGAGGTAGAATATTTGTTTTTCCATCCCATTCGTGTGTATTGTTTTCTTTATTTAGAAAAAAGTTTCCGATAGTAAAATATTTTCTTTTATCGAGAGTCTTATGTTTAATAAGGTTTTTATAGTAATTAAATGCAACTTGATCATTAGGAAAGCTCCAGAAATTTTCTTTTATTTTTTTAATAAATTTAATAACCGTTTCATTGCTCTTGCAAGCAAAAAACCCGTTGCAAAGAGTATCAGTATCCGACTGACAAATAACATCATATTCTTTCAATTCATTTTCCAACTCCTTAAGAAAAGGTTTAAAAAATTGAATATCGCAATCTGAAAAAATAAACCATCCGCCTTTATTTTCTTTTAAAGCTAATAAAAGAACATCTTGCTTAATACTTACACCGTTTCGCCATCCCTCAGTCATAAATTCTCCAGTGCCTGTATCCTGCTGTATTTCATATGAGCGAATAGGTAATTGCTCTTTTGTATAAATTTCTCTTAAAGTTTTTTTAAAAAAATT